TCTCAAGGATGAGAAGCTCATAGTATGGCTTAAATCCAGGCAGACAGGCGCATCATGGCTATTAGCCGCATACGCCCTATGGACGGCCATGTACAAGCCTGGTGCCTTGGTTCTTCTACTATCACAAGGCGAAGAAGAATCCAAGATTCTATTGTCGAAAAGCCGATTCATCTATGAACGTCTGCCCGACCAACTAAAGACCACACTGGGAACCGATTCCAGACAGGAACTTACGTTCCCCGACGTTGAATCAGGTATCCGTGCCCTACCATCCACCGATAAAGCAGGGCGTTCAACCACCGCATCATTGGTCATCCTTGACGAAGCAGACTTCCATGAGCACTTAGAGGCTAACTATGCCGCTGTAAAGCCTACTGTTGATGACACAGGTGGCCAGCTAATCATGGTTTCGACTGCCAATGCTGCCAATTCCCGTTCCATGTTCAAGAACGTGTACCGAGAATCGCCAGATAACGGGTTCAGAAAACTCTTCTATCCCTGGAATGTACGTCCTGGGCGGGATAACCAATGGTTCGCTGATAGGCAAAAAGAGTACCATGACATCTCATTATTTGAGAAAGAGTACCCTGCTACCGAAGCAGAAGCCCTATCACCCCCACGTACCATATCCGCATTCGACCACGACATCTTGGCTATGATGGCCCAGGATTGCCGCGCACCCATCAAAACCATACAGGTAGGGCCAGAGACAGCTAACATATGGCAGGAATATCACCCAGGTAAAAGGTACGTAGCTGGGACTGATACGTCACACGGGACAGGTGGCGACTATGCCGTCACAGCCATCATGGATACCACGACAGGTTATGTCGTAGCCGACATCCAGACTAATCTGATACCCCCAGACCAATTAGCACTAGCTTCTATGGAATTACTGAAGCTATACCAGAATCCTGTATGGGGAATAGAAGACAATGACTGGGGCGTACTTACCATATCTACGGCCCGAGAAGCGAGATACCCCCATCTGTACTATCGCGATGACGATAAGTGCGGCTGGCACACCGATGAACGCTCCAGATACGTACTATGGGGCGAGATGATTGAGGCTGTAAGCACAAGGTTGTTGATTATACCCAGTGAAGAAGGGCTGGCCCAGTTCTATACTGTCATCAGAAATCCCAAGAAGAACGGCAGGATAGAAGCTCAACTGGGTGCCCATGACGATTATCCGCTTGCTGTGGGCATAGCGTGGCAATTGCGGCGTTTTGCTCAAGCTGTTGGACGTAACCGATACGGGCCTTCAGAGGGCGGCTGGAAACGCATATTAGCTCGCGCACGAAAGCCATCGAGGTGGTAAACATTGGCATACGATGAGAAACCGACAGTAGAATCAATCCATCAGATAACCAGATATCTGCAGGATTTGTGGTCACGTACCCACAATAAATGGCGTGAGATTGATAGTTATTATCAGCAAGAGTTCAAGCTCTGGCCTGAAGGTATGAGCCGCCCTGAATGGCTGAAACCTGCACGCTCGCGGTCTATCGTTGACCATGCTGTAGACCATCAACTAGCCTATGAGCCTATCGTGCACAGGTTTGCGGTTGGTCAAACAGAAGCCAGTGAACGAAGAGCAGATGAAGTCGAACCAGCTATGAAAGCCATACTGGATGAAGCCTCACTGTTTGAGCCTAGCATGACCTGGAAGGCCATCGGCAAACATCTTCTGTTATATGGATATGCCGTGGTCGAAGACGGATTAGATAGCTCGTGCATGAACGAGCGTCGAGAAAAGCCACGTAAAGGGCGCAATGAACCCCAAGATGAGTTTGACCGCCGAGTACGTATCCACCAGAACGCCGTTAAAAGCATGATGCCGTTCCGCACCCGTGCGCCACACCCATCGCGTGTACTCCTTGACCCTATGGAGAAAGAACCGCGTATGGCCGTGAAACACGCATACAGGCGGTCTATCGACCTTGAGGAGATAACTAGCGCAAGGATGACGGGCGCACGCGCTAAACGCGGCGAGGTGCATCCCTGGAAGGTTACTGATAATCCATTTGAGATGGTCATGGTTGACGAGTTCTGGTCGGAATGCTGGCACGCAATGGTCGCCAATGACGAACTTCTATTCGTTGAGAAGAATACCTGGGGATTCATACCATATAGCCACGCATTCTCTGGTTATGGCCAGGAGATAACCAGTATCGAGGAATATGACCCTAGTTACCTGGCTGTGGGGATACTAGAACCCGTCATGCCAGCCCTTAAAGCGCAGGCACAGGCGGTTGCTGGTAGACATAACGCACTCATGGAAGCCACGTTTAACCCGACAGGCACCGTGATGGACGCCTCAGAGTTAGAAGAACAGCTATCTCGTGGCGATGTCATAGAGATGGGGAACAAGAGCGATGTCTGGAAGATGGAGATTCCCCAGCTTCCACGCTGGATGTTCGCCTCAGAGGAATGGCTTGATAGAGACATAGAACTAGGTACATTCTCCCGCGCACTGGCTGGCGTAAGAGAGCAGGGAGTCTCGACAGTTGGTCAGCAGGCCATACTGACAACTGCTGCTGGAAGAAAATTCGTCAGTCCTACAAAGCAGTTAGAACATCTGGCGACCAAATGCGCTGAACATATCCTGCAATGGGTAGATGTCCTAGAGCTAGACTTACGAGTGCGCGGCCACAAACTGAACAGGCAGATGCTAGAGAGTGACTATTCATGCTCGGTATCGTTTGAACTCATAGACCCAGTACTACAGTTACAGTTCCGCGAACTGGGTATGAGAGAAGTCCAGCAAGGACTGAAGTCCAAGGAAACATACTGGTCATCCGATGCCAGGTTAGAGGACTCTACAGGTGAGCAGAAGAGATTACTTGAGGACTTGATACGAGAAGACCCACGTGTCCAAGAGCTAATGGCAAAGGAAGTAGCACGTGAGGCTGGCCTACAAGACCTTCTTGACCAGGAAGAGGAAAAAGCTAAGGCGCAGCAGATGTCAGCTATGGACTCAGGTGCCATGCTTGGGCCTGATGGTATGCCTATACAACAGACTATGGGGGCTGGAGCAGGAAGGCCACCACGTAATCCACTGACACCCGATACAGCGAGACCCAGTAGGATAGGCCAGGAGTTAGCTAGGTAATGTCATACGCTCAAAGCATCTTCACTGAAGCCACACGTAAGGTGATGGAAGACCGAGAAGAATTAAAGAAGGTGGCAAGCAAAGCCCAGGCACCGACCTTCATGCACGAAACAGGGGTTCCTGCCAAAGCTCGGCGCAAGAAATTCGCTGACATGACAGAGTTTGAACGAATCATGGAGATACAGCTTCAAGGACAGGATAATATCCTAAAGAGTGAAGGCGGAAATGGCCGTATTATCTGAGTTCCAGCAAGCATTAGAGCGTAGAGATTTCGAAGAGGCACAACGCCTTCGTGATTTACGCACATCTATCGAAGCTGGGACATACTCGGGATGGTTCTCACCTGGCGATGACAAGATAGGACTATCAGGCCATACCATCCAGCCTATATTTATCTATCCTAAAGTAGACCTTATCAATGAACGTGATTCTGGTAAGTTCGTAGACACAGGTAAGAATAAATATATCTGGACAGGTGATTGGCAGCTAAGTGATGTACAGCACAAAGAGCTAGATAAGAACCTTAGCCGCGCACTATCCGAGACAGGATTATCTGTTCTGCCCACACAGGTAAAGAACTCTCGTAAACTTCTTAGAGAATGGCAATCTCAAAATGACCAATATGGTTCGACTTATCCAGAAGAAGAATTAGGTGTTGCAAACCGCCACATGCCTGAAGGTGTGGTTCCCTATTACATCGTGCGCGGGATGGGAGGCTTTGCTGGGGCCACGCCAGGTACAGCGGAATTTGGAAACCCGTATGCCTTGGTTGGTGATGCTGTAATCGAATCACTGGCTGGATTTGAAGGTCTAAATGCTTTTACCCGTATAAAGATGGACGAGGGCATGTCAGAGGCTGAGGCCAAGTATCTGGGTAGCAGGCAGTCCCAGATGGGTACTGTACTGCACGAAGCCATGCACATGGTCGGTGCCCTTCCTCATACGGCAGATGAGGGCGGTCTGCAAGATTACACCGTTAACTATGGCGGGCAACACGGCGAAGAGTTCATGCACGCCATCACCGCCGACATGAAAGGTAAGCGTACCGAGGATATTGGCCAGGCAATGGCCCTTGTCATGGGTGACCCAGCGAATTACGGTTGGGGCACAGATGCCAACCCAGATGGTGTAGTTGCAGACCCCATTACATCTAAACAAGAATTTGAAGCTATCGCTAGGGCACCAGAGCACCAGCATCCACACAGAGTAGAATTTCCACACGAGTCGCCTGAGCAAACGATACCAACCTCACTCGACCCTATTCCTATTTCAAAGACACCTGAACCTATTGAGAGTAAAGAAACTATGGCTGAAGTACCATTTCGTAAGAACGCTAACGGTCAATGGGAAGTATTTGGTAATGGCCAGTGGCAAAGCACGCCTGAACTACAACAAGTACTACAAGATGTAGAAAGTGTTAGGGCTGTCAAAGCATCTGACGGGAGCACCGATTACGAGTTTCTCTATGGTACAGACCCAGGGGGTATCACTGGAGACCCGACTGGTATATGGACTCTCGACGATATCGAACAAAGATACAACGAAGCTGTTCTAGCTTCGGGTGGGTCACAGGTGACTCCTGCAGGCTCCCCTACTGGCGGCGGCGCGGCTGACCTGTATGAATCGTGGTATTCAGTAAACACTACGACTCTTCCAGATATGTACATGCGTGATGATGCAGACGAT